AGTTCATCAGTCAATATCCACTCATATACTTTTTGTTGTCGATGAAATTCTATTCGTTGTATTTTCATATTTTATCTCTTTATTATATATCAGGTTCTTCTATTAACTCTACATCACATTTTGCAAGTCCTGCATGTGGTGCAACAAAAATATCACACTCTTCTGGTTGCATGACTTTAGTTGGTTTATATTTGTCCGCTTCGTCTACTACTTCTTGCCATTCTCTACTGCAATAATTACATTTGTAATTGTACATCGGCATCACTATCCTTTATCCGTAAGGTCTTTTTTCTAGATTTCTATGTGGGGGGTCTTTTTCCACACATTGTCTATATGGAGTAACATAATTTTGATTTTTTAGTAATGTTCCTCTTTTTAATCCTGTATCATACGTGTATCCATAACATCCATTATGGTCAAGTCTGTGTGTACATCCACTAACAATCCATGTTATCATAATTATAGCAACTAATGCCCTTTGCATATAATCCTTCTAGTCTAATATTGTTTATTCCTTTGGAGCCATGTCTGATTCATGATCCCATTCGTAAAAACTCATATCTCCACCGATAGTATATCCACCAGCAGACTCTTTCCCCTGTTTATTACCACCCGCTCCATCTTTTGGAGCCTGATTTTTCCCCAATATCATAAATTTCCCCCCATCAGATTTCCCCTTTACTTTCTCTAAAGAGTTGTGTGTTCCTCTGCTGTAAGGAATCTGAAAGTTTTTGGGCACATTCTCATTATTTACTATCCAAAGATAAATCCAATTTGGTTCATCAATATAATGTTTAAGATAAACTCCTTTTTCTGGCATTGCTACTTTTGGATATCCCAATATTGAGGTATACGTTAAATAAGTCGATGTAGTCAAAACCAAAAGTATTGGTATAAACCAAACTAAAAATTTGGGATTCTTTCTTCCCTCAATCAGCAACCAAAGACACAATACTGAAAGAGCAAGTAATCCAAAAATTAAAAATTCAATCATTACCAACCCCCCGGCTGATTAATTGTTGTAGATTCCTCCTCCTCGGCGGGTTGAAGATTGTGACCACTTGGAGTAACAAAATCTTTTTCTTGAAATTCAAATGGCCCAATCAAATTACCCTCTTTGTCCATGGTAAATCTAACAAAGGTTTCTTCTTGTCCTTTATAATGAAACTTTTTATCCCAAATACCCAAAATATCATATGGTGTAACTTTATGTAGTTCAACCTTCACTGTAAGGGCTTGTTTTTCTTTTCTACCACCCGATACCCTTATCTCACCATCAGAATTCAATGTTCTTGTTTGACCATATGCAGAATAGTAATGTGCATTGACAGTCCATTCGCCAGGAATGTTACCACGAACAGTTATTACTTCTCTATTGATTGGTATAGTTTTTCTCGTTCCGTCAGCTAAAAGAGTAGTATCATTTCTAGACCCCAAATCATCTTTATCCAAATGACTAAAATTAATCCTTGGATGCCGAAAACTCGCTATACCACCAAGTGGGTCTTCTACATAGAGGTCAATGTCATCGGGTTCGCCGGCGTCCCATTCCAGAACAACAATGAATTCGGCTCTTCTATCGAAATCCTTTTTCTTTGCTTCTGGTTTGATAAGGAGAAAGGCCACAATGAAAAGGAAAGCAAAGCCAACCAGAATGTTGAAAAGCAAATCAGTGAAACCAATAGTAGACTTAAATTTTTCATGGTTCATTGATCGCTACTTCAAGATTCACAAGTTGAACCTTTATAATGAGTGAACATATCAATCCAACCAAAGTAGTATATAGTGCAGTGCTCATACCTACTGCCATAAACTCAAGTGCCGTCTGCAAAGAAGCAGAATTAGACACATCTATATTGGAAAATGCTGTTCCTAACATCAAAAGGAATCCTGTAACAGTTCCAACCATACCAAGAGCTAAGCAAGATTCAGCAATAAACCATCCCACATTAGTATTCTGGTCATAATCATCATATTTTTCTACCTTGTATGTTTTATTGCCTATCCAAATAGATGTACCAAAGAATATTGAAATAATCAAAAAACTTAATTTTGTCACATCTGCATCATATATCAAATTATGTACATTAAAGTGTACTGCTACTCCTGTTCCTAATATGACTAGACAAAAAATTAACCACCACTTTAGTAATGATACCATTAGTTCCTTTAAATTATCTCACAACCCCCCGCAGTGCAGGCTAACTCCTGACTTGCTACCGTGTAGTCTTGTGATTCGTATTTTGATAGTTCTGACCAATTCACATTCTTAGGCATGGTCTTTACAGATTCTTTGTACTCATCTTCTGTACAGTCTTGATACGGAGCCTGTCTGTAAACATGCTCACTAAATGGTAAAAATGATATACCACTAATATTATCAAAATTCTCAAATACCCATGCCGCTACTTCTACCCACTCATCCTCCTTTACAGAGATAGTAACAGATGGTTTATGTTCACACCAATTCTCTGCATAAACCTTCCAGAGATTTAACTGTTCAAGAGCTGTCATGTCCATACGAAATACCGCATCTTTGGGGCATTTCATAGGGAAAGAAAAAACTGTTGTGTGTTCTGGTTTAGTTACATCGGGCTCGTTTGGAAATCCCATTTCCTGCATTAACTTACAAAGTGGGTCTTTGTTGTCAGCCCTTACTGTCCTTATATAAAAAGGATTATGACGGGCGTGAATACCAGAAGAAGAATCAACAAGCTGAGAAACAGTACCACTAGGCTTAACGCATGTGATAGCTGCCGCCCGTGGAATTCCAAGTTTATCCGCCCATTCACAATTTGTTTCGTAAGCCGCATCTCGTAACTCCTGTAGTAAGACATCTAACTTCCCCTTTGAACCACTGGTCAAAGGATTGTCCATTATTCCTGTGAGTGATACTCCCAATAATCGTTCTTCTTCGCAGTTTCTTTTCCACTCTCTTGAGAGGTATTTGAACTCAGTAAGAGTTGATTGGAATGTGCCAAGGATAGTTGCATGTCTAACTTTCTCTTTGAGAGACTCGCGAGTGTCTGATCGTCTGATAACAACTTCAGAAAGGTTGCAGAATTCACGGGAGCGAAGAATGATCTCGCTGCATGGATTTGTACCAAAGTCCGCTCTGGGATCTCGTCTTCTAATAAAATCTCCACTATCGTTTCTATATCTTCCATTAAGTCCTTCTACAGTTCGTTGGGCCGACAGACCGTTATAGATTCCTCGCTCCCCCGATTTAGAATCGTAGAGGGATAGCCACTCTCGCATGAAAGTGCCAACGTCTGGTTTTTCTTTATAGTTAACTGAATTGTTTGAGAGTGCTCGTTGCACGTTATGTGTGTACCACTCGCCGTGTTTTGCGAATCGCATTTCCCTGTCATTGAGGTTAGACAAGCTGATAAGAGCGCTACGACGCACACCACCCACCACAACAATTTCTGCAGTTTTGCAAACAATGTCATGGCATTCAATTGGTTTGAGTTTTCTTCCTTTTGCATTAGTAAAAGTATTTATAGTGAAATTAAATAAATCTTCCAGTGGGTCAGGGCCAGAAGCTCTTCCTCCAAAAGTTTTTAGTGGTGCACCAGCGGGTCTTACCTTGCTCACATCCCACTTTGGTATATGGCCACCATACAGTAATGATATCAACTCTTTAAAAGCTCTGGCCCATCCCAACTTTGAATCTGCAACAACAATTACCGTATCTGTTTTATAAAAGTCTTCTGGTACTAATGGCAATTGATTAGTGTATTCTTCTTCAACTGAAAACCCAACTCCTGTACCGTTCATTAGTACATAAAGAATTTCATCAAATGACCTTGGACTATCGACTTTAATATAAGCACAATTATATCCTGCAACATTTTCTTTCTTGAGTGCGGGGCCGGCAGTCATAAGACATCTCATAGAGGGCATAATCTTGAGGTTCTTAACTGATTCTTCTAAATTTACTCGTTCTCCGTTTTCTAATTTGTAATCGTGTTTTTCTTCCAACCACTCTGTAAAAAAGTTAAAATATCGTTCAACTGTTTCATCCCAAGTTTCTCTTCGTCCTTGATCGTAATCCCATCTAGCGTATCTGGATAGGTGGATGTATTCTTGATATGTGGTTGGTAATCTCATTCTTAGTTCTCCTTCTTTGATAATTTCTTTTTTAATTCGTTCATCTCTCTTTTTGAGAGTTTATATTTTTTAGTCAAAACCTCATCATTAAATTCCTCATCGCTGTAACCTTCCCATTCATCAATAAGGTCACCTACCACACAATCCCTTATAAATTCCATTTCTGATGCAGAAAATGTAACCGCATCTCTATTGTAATCTTCAAAGGCCTCACAACATAGTGGAAAATGGGGCTTAACCAGTTCATACATAGCATCTGAATAATCTCTTATTTCTCTCTGAGCGTGACTATCTGACCTAAGCTTAACAAAATGAAAAAAGTTATGCAGGTCTATTTTCCAAATACATTCTGTATAGTTAGCAACAGGAAGAAGTGCACGAGATATCTCTTTAGCAAGATCATGATCCAAAAGAGTCTGATATGCTATTGAGGCGTTATCATAAATTCTATTGAACTCATATTGTAATAAGCCCCCAGAACCGTGTTGTTCCCCTCTTCCTTGATTATTTGTTGTGGATTGTTTGGCCAGGTAATCACCCTGAGGCAGATAGAATTCGTTACTCATTTCTGAGTAGCGACCGCTATACTCGTTTAAGTTAGCCGTCCTATGTCTAACGAGTTGTCTCATTACAAATATGGGTAGCTTTATATGGAACTTGACCTCGCACATCTCAAAGGGTGAGGTGTGTTTGTGTCTCATTAGGTAGCGTATGAGGTTACGCGTCTGTGATACCTTTCGTGTTCCGGCTCCATAACTAATACGTGCAGCATTCTCTACTTCTTCATCATTGCCCATGACATCTAAGAGTTTTACAAATCCTAGCTCGTGTACAGGCGTACCTTCAAGGTGATTGCCACTTTCATCAATCATTACACTCTCCACATTCTCACTTCCCACTCACCCCTCTGTCCAGAGTAAGTATTCTTATTTATGATTTTCAAAACTTCATTGGTAGTCTTGCCACTAAGGATCATATCATTAATATCTTTAGGAGCATGCCTATCCCATTTGTTACCACAATCAGACCACACTACAATCCTCCACCCCTTTTTGAGGGCTGCCATCATTCTATTGGATATGTGATCATTTCTTGGTTCATTGTCAAAAATGAGAGTTGTGTTTATCTTGTTAAGAAAAGACAAATCCGACATATCTGCACCAGCCATAGCTAAACAGTTTGGAAGGAACAATGAATCTATCGGCCCCTCTACCAAATATGTAGGTTCTTTGTTTGTCCACCTCTCAAGCCCAAAAACCTTCTTGGAATTTTCATGTATTTTCACAGTGACATATCTGACTTTAGATTCTCTGAGGGCCCTTCCCTGTGCTCCAATGAGTTTGTTATCTTCATCGAAAAAAGGTATCACTAGTCTAGGTTCACCTTTTGTAAGAGATGAATAGTCAACCTGACATACTGATTGGGCCCATTGCTTAAAATCCTCCGCAAAGAAGATTTTATCCATGAATTGGTTTGGAATTTGTCTCCCCTCATAGTAGACACGTGCATAGTGTTCTTTAGGAAGACTACCGATAGATGGCAGATGGATGATTGTCTTTTTGGGTTTAAACTTAGGAGCTTCAAATTGAAATTCTGGTTCTTTATTTTTCTTAGAACCAGAAGTGTATCTCTCCATCACATATCTTTTATGCAGAGATGGGTCTATGTCTTTAATTAAATTCCCAACCGATTGCCCCAGGCCACAATTATGGCATTTATAGAATAGGTCTGTCTTCTTTCGGAAAACATAACCTCGGGCTTTATTTTTATTTCTCTGGGAATCTCCGCAGTGTGGACATCGAAAGTTGTAGAGATGATCTCTAACTTTCTTGAATTTGTCCAAGCGTGAAGATAATTGTAGCAGGTAAGTTGTGTCAGTCAATATGCTCATAATATTCTCAGTTATACAGTTATTACTGTATTATAACAGATATTCGTAGGTTTGTCAACCAGGCCGTTGACTATTAATCCATGCGTTTGCTGCTCTACTTGAAGGTTTTGTGTTAATCAATTTACCAATCTCCACAAAGAGTTGGTCAAATACCCCCTTCTCCCAAGCAGCTCCTCTTGGTACTGGTGCAGCTATATTATTATTATCAACTAGAATAAAACTCTCTCTACTAAAATAGGATTGGAATTTACCCATGTTTGCTTGAACTGCTTTCCACATAGGAGTAATTTCTTCAGCTCCTAATACCCTCTCTCTATTCTTATCTCTTTCAATAGCAACTTCAAGAGAAGTATTCACAAACAACATATAAGTATCATATCCAATTTTTCTAAGTTTATCACTCATTCGTTTAATTTTAGGATAGTCTTTTCCAGTACCATCAATCAAAAGTCCTAGTCTACCTTCCAGATATCCAGCCTGTTGTTTACTGGTTAATCCCTTAGCAACTTTTCTAACTGCTTGACCTTTATCAGACCAAATATCTTCTTCTGAAGAAGTCATACCAGCTTGTTTTAGAAGTTTCTTAAACATGGGGTCAGAGTCAATAATTTTAAGACCATAAGGACTCATACCTTTACCCTTACCACCCGCACCTATGTTCTGAGCAACAAATGATTTTCCAGAACCAGGCCCACCAGCAGTAAAAAATGCCTTGAAGATGCCGGGATCATTGACACCCTCTCTCATGAAATCTTCTATTAGAGCTAATTCATGATCTCGTTCTATTGCATGTTTTTTAAATGGTTTCATACTGGTAACTCCATACTGGTAGTCTTGAAATTATGTTTTCTCATGATTGTTTTGGCGACAAGATCTAACATACCATTTCTGTCAATATTTATAACGAACGGCATGTTTATGTCTGTTTTCATGTCCTTAATTACAGCCTCAGCAGACGGGCCTAACATTGGAATTTTTTTACCATGTCTTCTGTAAGTCCTCTTAAAAAGTCCTATCAATTCTGCTGTAGTAATCGGTTTCTTGTTTCTGGCATCGTTCACTCTGTCATGAAAATGACGAGTAAATTCAACATCGACACCCACTGCTGCAAATAGTTTATCTGCATATTTTTCTACTTGGTCTAAATCAGATTTGGTAATATTTTCAGTAATAAACTCTTCCACCATTGCTATTGAATCACCAACCTTACCCGAAAGGTTTGCTAGACTAATGTGATAAACTCTTCCTTTGTCATGGCCTCCTTGTAACAGATCCATAACATATTCCTTCCAATCCCGCTGGTTCCTCATCCTGACATACCAAGATTGTTTTGTTCCGTCTTTCTTTGTCCGAATAGAAGGCTCTATCTCGATATTAAAATTTGGTTCGTCAAAATCAGCTGATTTAGCTCTTTTTCTAACCGCTTTCCAAGCGTCTCCAGATACTAATGTAACATGAAGTTGGTCATCTGGTATTGCTACTGCATCTGGATTTTTACTTAGAATTTGTTTTCTAAGAAGTTTGATTTTTTTAAGAAGTGAACCACCCACTTTCCATTTTAGAATTGATTCAACCTTTACCATATTTTACCTTAGTAAGACCCAATAGATGGTCTTTATCGTTTTTGCCTGTTTGTATGGCGTGTGTTAAAAGATCATTAAGGGTATCTCCTATCGTTTTACCCCGTAGTCCCAACTTTTGTAAATCTCTACCACCCACCCCCAACTCTTTCATAGTTGTTGGTTTCCCCGCACGTTTCATCATTTTCAATCTATCGGATATTGATGATTTTCTAGTAACGGATAATATCGCCTCCACATTTTCTATTCCTCTTGATGTAGCATGTCTAGTATAATTTACCAATCCAAGGTCTGAATCTATGTCTCTCATTGCCATATATTTCATGACATCTGCAATAGCCTTTGTATCGTCATTGGACAATTTCATCTTTTTCTGGATACCCTTTGATGTGTGTTCTTTGAGTAATACAGCTAAGAACGCAGGAAACGCTTTCTTGTCCAAGTTATCATATTCTAATGGGAAAATCCCAGTAGCTTTGGGGAATAATTGTTTGAGGATTCCTGTTTCTTTGAGTAAATTGACACCAATACTCGGTGTACCCTTTTCAAACATCTTTCTGAATTCTTCTTGAAATCTTTCTGCAGATACGGATTTGATGAGTCTTACATTTTTCTTAATCTGTTTCATCGTTTCTGATTCAATTGTAAAATCAAATCGTGCAGCAAACTGGACGGCTCTCAACATCCTCAATGGGTCTTCTTTGAAGGCTTGGTCGCCAATAACTCTAATTTGTTGGTTGTCTATGTCTGTCTGACCCTGTTTGTCTATATCATGAATCTCACCAGTTTCCACATCTCGTGCCATGGCGTTCATCCAGAAATCTCTTCTCAGCTGGTCTTGCTGAAGAGAGATTCCCTTACCCAACTTGACCTCAAAATCCTTGTGTCCACCCCCCGTACTTTTGGAGTCTATTCTTGGAATTGAAATATCTATTTCTTCATCTGACCCTGTAGGGATAAATTTGATGATACCGAATGCTTTTCCCACTAGATTAGTCTTACCAAACCGCGAAAGAGTCCTCGCAAGGTCTTTTAGTTCAACCCCGACTACAAGTAGGTCTAAATCCTTTGAAACCTTACCCAGCATTTCATCGCGAACAGCTCCACCGACTTGATAGATCTTACCACCAGAATTGATTATAGCTGACCTGACATCTGTTGGTAGTGCTAGATTGAGTGCATCTTCTCTGAGATATTGACTGAACCTCATTTTCCTCTTTTGACTATATTTTCAATATATTTCGTTATATCAGAACTTTGGTTATATGTTTTGAATGGCAATCCGTGTATATCTTCATCACCTTCAAAATCTTCACTATACGTTTCACCAATATGAATCATTTTAATCTTAATATTATTAACTACCAACTCATCCCAATCTGGTATATCTCCGCTATCTGGATCTGCTTGTAGCGTTCTTTTCTTTAGATAATTTCTAAATAATGGAGCCAATTTCCTAGAATATTTTTTCATAACCTTTTCCATACCATCAATATAATCTCTGATGACTTGTGATATACTTTTTCCTTCACCTTCGAGCTCTTGTCTGAGATGTATCCAAGACTTGTTGACATCTGGCATAAATCTTGGGTCATCTACATATTTCATAATAATGTCTATCATCATTTCTTTTATATCACTTTCCATCCCCTTGAGTTTTGTTTTACCTCCTAATCCAGCTGGATAATCATCTGGAGCATTCATGAGCATTGAAAGTGTCATCCATCTTCTACCTGACTTATCTGGTGCACTTGCTAAATCATCCTGTGACGCGACAAGAACATCTGCTTCCATCTCTACAACATAACCACCTTCTGTTTGAATACCATAATCTATCATCTCTGTAGACATATTATAAAATGCAGAAATTGACCTTTTCTTATTTTGCATCTTTTTCAATTTCTCTATCCCATCATAATCAGTAACATGAAATACTGTAGACCGAATGGATTTGGGAAAAATTCTTTTGAAGATTGATGGTGATATAGGAATCTTTACATCACTTAACTCTGCTCTTGGTAGGTCAAACAATGTAGCAGACAAACTTCCTGTCCATGCTACTTCTGTGATATATCCCCTGAATGTTTTCATTTCTTTAACTCTGGTAAATATTTCTCTGACATCTTCAAGAACTCTGTAATCATTTGTTGAATCGCTTCACCATGTGCGAAGGCAAATGCCTGTTCATTTATTTTATCTTTTTTAGGATTATCACCAATAGATGGCCATTCATCACCCTTCCACCAATCCTTACCTCGATCCTTTTGTAAATGTTTAGTCAACAATACTCTTGTACCATGAACCATCTCATGTGATACCTGTTCAAATATAGCAGGCCATAGTCCATGTTTTTGAACTGCTCCCTTCATTCTGGTTCCGTTAGTCCAGAAGTAAATATCATCTCCACCATTCATTATATTGGTCATACCATAGATTAGTGCATCTGTAGGAGTTTCTTTGTATGTGTCTGCCTCCTTTTTGGGAACTCCATTAAATTCACTAATATCCTCAGCAAGAGCAAAACAGTCTCTACTATGATCTCCCATTGCTAAAGTTATTTCTGTTTCAATCTTACCTAAGTTCCATTCTGCATCATTAGCAGATCCACCAGTACCAAACACTATTTTAATCTTCTTTACTTGATTTGAAGACTCTTGGGCTTCCATCAATTGCTGAAATGTTTTCATTTTCCCTTAATAAGTTTCTGAAGTTCTGCCGTGGAACCGACAAAGAGAGCATTGGTCACGTTCTTAGGCCCTGAGGCTTCCGTCACCTTTTTTTTAGTTGTCTGTAGACCGACCAACTTCTCAGTATTTTCTGCGTTGGTCTTCAACAACTGACCAGCAACCTCATAGGCTCTGGGATGATCAGTCTCTTTTGCAACCTGAAGGATTCCGTCAAGTGCATCCTGACCTCGTTCAATTATATGATAAAGATTCTCTCGACTGTATTTAAAGTCATCGTTGTCTTCATCCGTAGTCTGAACCCTTGGGATTACAGGGACAGTAGTGGAGGTCACTGCCTTTTCTGTAATACCCAAGAGTTCATCAATTTTTTCCATTATGCATTAATAGTTGTTCCACTATTGGCTATTTTTTTCCATCCAATAGTATTATGATATACTAGAAATAAACTATCTCCAACAGCATCAAATACAGCAGTACTTCCATCAGCAAATGTTGTCGGTGTAAGAGTTGCATCTCCACCATCAACAACCATAGTAATTATTTTCATTTGTCCTGCAACTCCATCTGCAAGTGTAAGTGCATCTGTTCCAGTTGAAGTTACTTCGGTAATTAATGTATCTACACTAATTCCACCAGCTCCACTTAATGCCTGAACTGTACCAATTGACGTATCTGCACTCAAAAGTACATCTGGTGTAGCCCTTGCATTCCCACCAGAACTACCTTTTGGTAACATAAAAAATGAACTGTCAGATGAATTATGAGGCTGTGACATCAGAGTTTGTCCGTGAGTATTTTGCTCACAATTCAATCTGATTGCACCTTGATTGTTTGCACCTGTAGAAGAACGAACTGTTACCAATCCTGTACCCTTTGGAAGTAGTGCAAGGTCAACATTTGTTTCCCCTGAAGCACCTATAATGGGTGCTGTAGAGGTTCCTACGATAGCACTACCACCAGTTGCAGAGTTTGTTATTTCAATTTCATTTACTGCACTTGCAATTGTTTGAAAAATAATCTGTTCAAAACCATTTGCATCTGCAATATAACCACCATCTGCAAATTTTGGTGCAGTAAGAGTTTTACCAGAAAGCGTCTGAGTATCTGAAGTTCCAACTACTGTTCCTGAAGGAGCCGCAACCGTTGCAATCGTTCCCAAACCTAAACTTGTTCTTGCAGTTGCAGGAGCTTCATTGACCCATGCAGAACCAGTATGTACCAGAAAATGTCCATCAGCTGCGGTAGAGATGGTTGTATCATTCATCTCATCAATAGTGTTCTCAGATGCAACTTGAGTATCAACGTATGCTTTGATAGATTCTGATGAAGATAAAGTAGTTGCAGACGCCCCACTCATAGTATCACTGTCTAATATTGCAGACCCACTAACTCCTGTATTAAAAACAGGACTTGTGTGGGTTTTATTTGTGAATACTTGTGTTCCCGCCAGAGTTGCAACCGTTGCATCAATGTTGAT